CTGCTGCATAAAGCCAAACGGACTAGCAGCACCAGCAGCAGATTCAGCAGCACCAATTTGAGCAGCACCTTGCAAGAAAGCAGCACCAGTTTGACCAGTAGCCATACTGGCAGCAGCGGTTGCAGTTGCTGCTGCTTGAGCCTCAGTGCCTGCTAGTTGTTGGTTAGCTATGTGCTTATCAACAATTTGCTGTGCGACAGCAATGTTGTAGTCACCATTCTGCTGGATGGTTGCAATATCCGCTGCGGACACACCTTGCTGGTATGCAACAGCCACTGCTTCATCTTTTTGCAACTGTGCAACAGCCACTGCTGTAGTGTTTTGAGCCGCAGATAATGTCGCTTGATTAACGTAACCGTTATTTAATTCTGCACTATCAAGTAAAGACTCTAGCAACGGGTTGACGACAGTGGTAAACCTGCCGGGAATAACCACTCCCTCACCATCCAACATAGGTAGCTGGTAAGTGGTAGTCTGCCCCGGATTCAACTGCTCGAATGAGTTGATAATGTCCTGAATAGCTATTTGCCCAGATTGACCAGCTTGCCCAGTATTGGCATTGGGATTGAAGGGGGTAAGTTCCTCTCCAGTGTTGTAGTTAAGCGTAGAAGGGTCGGAACCAGTGTCACTTGCACCGTTAGTATTAGCACCTCCAGCACCAGTGACATCAAACGCATCCGTTTCTCCACCGGCTTTACCTATGTTGTAGTCAAACGTAGAAGGGTCGAAACCAGTGCTAAGGTTGCTGGTTTTCTCTTTAATATTACTTAGCTGTTGGTCTAAATCTGTGTTGAAAACATCAGGGTTTGTTTCGTATGAATTTGTTAAACTGTCGATTTCATTTTTTGTTTGATTCTGAGTTACAAATTGAGCAATAGTTCTTCCTGAAGTTGTATTTAGCTTTCCAACACCACGACTGTCAAGTTGCATCGCAGTAAGATCGTAAAACTCTTTTAAAGCTTTTTCAGCTTCAAAAGAATTAGGGGCAGATTTGATAAGCTGCTTTGCCATTACTTCAAGCTGTAATTGCTGTTCGTCGCCAACAAATTTCTCAGGGTCAAAACCCTGTTCCATCATTTCAGATCGAGTGAATTGCCTTCCCGCTGAGGGCAACTCGAATATAGCATTCCAGAACTCAACATCTTCCATCGGCGACAGATCAAACGTACCACCACTAAATAGCGGAATCTCTCCTGAGTTGATGTCAAATATTAGTTTCTCGAAATTGGTAGGACCCTTAAGAGTGTCTTTGTAAATGTTTCGAGGGTCATCTGAATCAACCCAATCAGGTTTTGAAGATGCAGTAGTGTCAGTTATTTCGTACTCAGGCTCTATTTCATCAATGTCTTCAACTATGCCGCCATCGCCTTTCCCGCCAAGGTTTGTTCCTTGACTTGCAACGATGTCATCAATGTCCAAAGCACTGTTACCAGTAGTGTCTGCCTCTTTGGCAAACATCTCCGCTTGCCTTGCAAGCTGTCTTGCCCTTGAAGCATCTTGAGTGCGCTTGTTTTTAGCTTGTAAAAGAATTTGCCGAAAGTCAGCAGCGGTTTTAGGCTTGTAATTACTGATAGGAGAGAACTGGCTTTGCCCGCCTTGTTCTACTGAGTCGTTGAAGACTGAGCCTTCCTCTCCCATATTTTTAAATGTTCCAGTGTTAGCCCCAATTGAACCACCACCGACAACACCACTATCTACTAGGCTTGGACCGCCTTTCTTTTTTATACTAGACAGTGCTGTGGAATCTTGGTTATAGCGATAGTAAGAACTGGCTTGCGGTTCAACTCCAAACGAATTAGTTGCGGCATAGGGAATGCCGTAGTCAACAAGTTTCGACCTTGCTGCTCCTTCATTCTTTGCCTCAATACTTATTTTTAAAGGCGTCCCGTATTCGCCACCAAGTCTTGCTCGATACTGCTTGGGAACTGTAAGTGTAAATCCTGCCATCTAAATGCTCCCTAGTGGGCTGAAAGGTTGAGGCTTATTAGCCTTCTTGCCTGCTGGTGGTTCTAGCACTGGTGCGCTTAGTTGCTTTGGAACAGTGTCCAAGAACCGCTTTACCACTTCATCATATTGTGCGAATGCGCCTTCTATTAAGACGTTTTCTTTCTTAGCCATTATCTACCTGCCGGGAGGTTTGAGGTTGGAACACGCCTGCCACCAGTACGTGCGGGACTACTTATCTGCCTGCCCACAAGGTCAGCTTCACCTACCGACCCCGGCATTACCGGACGAGTAGTTGTTGGTTGTCCTGTGCCGGGTGTCTGTGGAGTATTGCCTGCCGAGTTTCCCGGCTGGAAATTACCTGCGTTTGGTAGCTGAGTTGCGCCTTGAGTATCGAGTACGGACTGCGCTATTGCGTCTGCTTCTCCACCTGTGGCTCCTGAAGCCTCTATGATGCCTTGAAGAAGTGGAATGCGTTGCGCTGCAATGCCTTCGAGAATCCCTGCAATTTGCTCCGACTTAAGGAACTTCTCAGCAAGGAGTTTAGATTGGACTTCGAGGGCGTTAGAAACCCCGCCTTCGCGTAGGGCAGTGTCATGGTCAACAAAACCTTCTCGCCATCTAGTTGACCAGAGATTGAGAATTCGCTCTCTTTCTTCGGGAGCGGTGGGGTTAAGTTGGACGAAGTTGACATGGTGTCCACGGATGTCTTTGGGTGCGATGCTGGCATCTACTGTTCCTGCTTCCGTTTGACCCCATACTGTGACTCTGTCTTGAATGACATTTTCCACGATGCTAAGAATGATTTCGTTTCTGTGTTGCAAGCCACGGTTGGCTGCTGACACGAACGCTGCGAAATTGAGACGACCAATACCGGACAGTACGGCAGTCTCGTAACCCGAAGATGCGCCCGAAGGACGTTGACCACGAGTTACCGACGGGGCGGTATTCGCTTCAATTGCCTCATCGAACATATTCTTTGCCAAGATGATTGTCTGTGGCGGCTCAGGAACTCGTGGTATTTCTATCTCCACGTTCTGCGGAACCACGTTCATGGCTCCCGGCGAGGTGTCGTACTCGTTCATTGCCTCATCAGCCATTCCCGGTGGACCTTTGAAGTTGGTCACAGGGTGCGTACCAGTTACTACGATGTCGAGATACTGCGAAGCCAGTTGTGATTCAGCACGAATCATCTCGAAGTTACCATCCAGAAGTCCCCAGTACAGGTCTTCAGGCTTGTTGCCGATGGTGTCGATACCTGTCTGCGCCCAGTACATAGTCCATGGTCGAATCTTGTAACCATGAGGACGAGGCTTCATAACCCAGCTATTGTTTGCCCTGTAGGCAACTTGTGAGTGAGTCCAAACCTCAACGAAGTTAGAGCGACCGGACTTAGAACCTTCCCAACCGGGGAAGTGAGCGTGTATCCACTCGTTGTCTATCTCGAAGAAATGGATAACCCAGCGCGGGTCGGCGCAGTTGTTAGTGTCCCAGATAACCTGTTGAGGGTTTACTGCTTTGGTAGTGATCGGGAACTCGATTGACCGCTTATCCATAGCAGCTTCGAGGTCTTTTTTATATTGGCTGAGGTCGCCATCATCTTGTGGCGGTTCAGGAAAGTCAGCCCATTTTGAGCCAATGAACTCAGTCTTCTCCCACGCAACGCCATAAGAACCTTGGTGGAAGTTTACTACGCGCCGAGTTGGAGTCTCTTGCTCTAGTCGGCTATTGGAGCCACGAAGGAACTTCTCTATCTTCTCTGCTCTTGCCTGACCTCTTGTTCCGGGTGGAGGAACTGTGATGTCTACGAATGGCGGGGTGATGTGGTCTACGAGAGTCTTAATGACCGAGTGTGCAGTTCCTAGTCTGATCTTCGACCCGTTTTCAGTAACAGGGAAATCGAACTCACCCTTCACAAACTCGTCAACCTTTTTACATTTAGCCCAGAATTTCCCAAATCTCTGACGACCCTTAGCAAACTGATTGTCTATCCAAGTATCAGTGATATTGGGTTCGTCTTGAGGGTTAGCTCGTTCTAGCCGAATAGTGTCATCGACGTTTGTACCACTGGCTAGCGGGATTACAGGTGTGACCATTATCGAATTATTCCTGCTTCTAGGACTTCATCTATTCCATTAAGGTAGGCTGCGTGTCTTGCTTCACGAGTTAGCCCAATCAAGCCATGCTTCTTGCGACGTTTTGATACGAAATTGGGACGCAAAGGCTCTATGCCCTTTGTTTCCCTTTTCTTGCGTGTCGTCACAGAATACTCTACAGGGTCACAACCATACAAGGCTAGCACCTCTGCGTCTGCCCAGTCATCATGTGACCCAGATGACGTTCCAAACACATGCCCACGGTTTGCAGTTTCTTTGTGAGTAGTGTCCATAAGTTGCGAACTTAGCTTGTTCCACTCTGCTGGGAAACTAACTTGTTCGTGTTCGAGGGCAATTCGATAAGGCAAGTACAAGTCGTGGTACTTCGATACTGGCGAGAAGTTAAAGGCAATGACTGGAATTCCTTCAGCCAGCATTTCTGTGTACATAATGTCACGAGCGAATTGACCTCCCAATCCAGTTGAGTCCATGACGATTTGTTTGAGGTTCCAGTGTCTTGCTTCACTGCGAATAGTCTCCATTTGAATTGTCCAGTCGGTTTTCAGAAGTTCTGTGACTGATACTGATTCGCGTGTTTTCCGGTTCTTGACTATGAGTACCGTGGCATCATTGCTTCTTCCAAGGTCTAGCCCTGCAACGTACTCAGCCCCGCTACCAGCAGGTCGCGTGAGTTGAGTTCCTCTTGAGGCTTTATCTACCTTGCGGAAGAACGCTCCAGCACCTTCAGGCTGGATAGCCATGTAAAGACGATTCCAGTCGTCTTCCATCATGGTCTCTTTGTCTTCTCTGATCTCTTCCTTCTGATCTTCAGTCAGGAGCGGATTGTCAAAAGCTGTCCAACTAAACGACTCGCGCCTTCTCGAAGGCGATTCTTTTGCACGTTTGAAATTTCTAGCGAACCAATGAGATGGAGATACTGGCGGTATGCCCTCAATAAGTGCGCGACCCGCTCGTCCGGGGCTGGAGAGGGTAGGTCGAAGTTTGTTCCAGCCAATTTCTGCTATCTCCTGTGCTTCAGTGACGTGAAGAAAGTCTAGTCCAACCGACTGAAGAGACTCAGGGTTGTCCGCTGATTTGAGTTCCCAGAAGACAATTGGACGAGGTCTGGTCTTTCCGTCACGACCACGGAGCCAACGTCCGTTTCTGTCCTTGAACGTGAGCCACACATGCAGTGCGTCTTCTTTGAATCCACTACCACGCCCTCCACCAAGTTTGTTATCTCGATATGGATTTGTCTTTGAGACCAAGTGTTCGGGAATGAATGCCTGCATCTCGTTCCAAACTTGATACATCTGCGCCTTAGTAGGGGCAACTGTCCAAACGTGAATAGCAGGAACCAGCCTAGCTTCTTCAGCGGTTTGCTTGTTTGGGTCGTTAGGAAACTCGACATACTTGTGGGAAAGGGACTCGATTACCGCAAGGTCTTCTTCAAGTGCTGAACGGGTCTTCCCCCCACGCCTACCTGTTTGATTCCACTTGATCTTAGCTTTGGACTTGTGGAGTTTTAGCTGGTGTTCGTGTGGTGTGTAAGGCATGACTAGAGCATAACACTTGACCTTGCTTTACTGCGTAGAAGCATTTAGGTTCGTTGCATTGAGTGAAGATGGACTTTCCGACCATGAAGGTGTCTTGTGACTGTTTAGTCATCTAGCTTCCTTGTTTTACCCTTTTTTTTCTGGTTCGTGGTGCTTTGAAATCCTTGAACAGAAGTTTTGCTCTAGGTGGAAGTCCTGCGATGAATGATTCTCGCTCGTCTCCCTTGAGTTTAGAGCCACCTTGAAAGTCGAATCGTTTAGCTGATCGCTTTAGTTCTGTCATTTTATTAGTCCTCGAAACTTTGCAGCCCAGAGCCATCGCTTGGCTTTTCTGGTGCATCGGATGCATATGTGAGGTCGTCACGGTCTCCGTAAGGCTCAGCCATGTCTAACATGCCATTAGCGGCGACCACTGCCCCGTGAAAGCTGGTTGCTTTAGGATTTTCGTCCAGTGATGCAAAGGAAGTCAACCCTCCCTCTTGGATGTACACAGCAGATAGTTCTGAGGTTCGGATATTTTTGACCCACCCTTTTTTCTTAGGGTAGTTTCCGGTCATGCGGTAATCACCAAGAGCCATTTCAAATGATGGGGTTTTTTTGATGAGGGTGTTTACGACAGCTAAGTCCCAGTCCCATTGTCCGATCATGTCCTCAACGGCTTCTTCACTAGAACCCCAGTCTTCAAGCGATGCGTAGATACGCCTTAGTCGCCTAGACCAACTCTTCCAATCGGGAATAGCACGAGTTACCCGTTGTTCAATCTTGTCGTAAGTTTTTCCAGCCATTACACAGACTCCGAACCTACAAATGTCTGACCTTTGTGATACCCGAATAGTATTTCAAATTTGTGTCCTTCCTCGCAGGTAAACACAAGGACTTGTTGAGAGCCTTTACTGTAGCGATTATTTTCAGATTTGCCTTTTTTATACACCTCACTTCGAGGAACTGTATAGAAATCTTCAAAAGCGGTATATGAATTTTCGCAATCAGGAGAGGGGCATTGAACCGATGCTTTCCAAATTGCCTTATCAGACCAAGAGTCATCTTGAGTAATCAATTAGTTTTTCCTTCCAAGAACACTATAGCGAGCCAGCAGTGTATAGCCTCAGCCTCGCGCCCGCAATGTGTTTGTACTCATACAGGCTGAAAGCCATGTATGTGTGCAACGGCTACACATATATATATATATATATAACACATCGCACGCGCACGCGAGAGAACCTCTACACACCTATCCCCTGTCGGGGGGTGAGTAGAGAACCTCGAAACTAAGACCTTGAACTCAGAATCCATCTATACACAACTTGTGTACACACCTCTACACACTGTGTAGAGTCTATACAATACACAACCCTCTACACACTGTGTACACAACTTGTGTAGAGGATAAAAAAGACGGTCTCAACGCTGTGAGGGTCACATCTCTTTGTAAACAACCCCCTACGGGGCTATCGGCGGTCGTTCGACACGTAGCAATCGAAGATTGCTTTGCGCGCGCATGACGACGTAGTC